TAATAGGGTCAGCGGGATCGATCAGAGCCCCTACTCCCCCAGCATAAAGCATATCCCCGAAAACACTGTAAACTATCCCAGTTCGGGCTGAGGTGTATATACCGCGGCTGATAGCCGCCGAGCCAATACTGAAATAGGGACTAAGCCCAGGTCGCTTGAAGATCGAATATGACTCATCCGCGTTGCGCTCCGCGAAACAATTAATAAGCCTCGCGTCCTTGGTCGGCGGTGACTGACTCGATCTCGTCGTGAGTACATCGACCAGCGGCCAGCGCTTGGGTATAGCGACGGTCTGTGCCTGGCGGGAGGGTGTGTTGACTTCAGGCATTTAGGTAGCTGGTGTCTCTGACACCAACACTCCGTTCTCGAACACCAGCGCACCATTAGCGCCGCCGCCGGTCAGCTTGGCGGTAACCACTGTACCTGTATAGCCAGAAGCAAACAGCGTCTGTATCATTCTAAAGAACCCGTACCAGTAAACGGTAAACGAGCCCTCGGCGTTGAGAACCGGCGCTGACCTCGGCGGGCGTAGAATGAAGCTCATGTGAATTTGTTGTTCACGTACTGGCTGCGGGGGTCGGGCTGGAACACCGCCCCAACATCCTCCACGTCCCATTCCTCAAGGGCCAGGCGGTAACTGGTGGCGCGAGTCGCGCAGCGGTCCATTATCGCCTGGGGCTGACCAGTGCAGATCTCATCCGCCAGCCCCCATTCAAGGGCCATAGCCCACTCAAGTGGGAAGCTCATTTGATCCGTGACCTGGGTGACGGTGGTGATCTGGTTCTGAAGGATGAGGTGAACCTGGCCCAAGGCGGTATAGGTGTCGGGGGTGAGCCAGAGATAGACGTTCAACAAATACTGCTGCTTATCAGCGTAGAACGAGTTGACAGCACCCTGTTGTGTCACCACGCTGAGGGTATCCCATTCATTCCTCGACATCGGGATAAGGGGTCGGCGGTTGCCCGAGGTATCTTGAAAATAGCAACTATCCGAAACCAGCCTCGTCGGCCTTACCATCACCACATTACCAGTCGGACCGAAGCTGTACAAGTTAAGTCCGGCTTGAAGAATAGGCGCTTGAAGGGCGTAGTCTTGTTGCAGCCAGAGCTTGATGCCCTGTGTCTGCCAGAGATAGGCGATTCCGTTAATACGATTCAGCCCATCTGCCAAGTCCCACGAAGTAGGGTCTTTGCTCTTTCCTAAGAGACCCGCGTTGCGCATCCCTCGGCCGACGATGGCCTCGATTGTGCCGTAATCGGTAGCTATTGTCATCGATCAAAGTCCAGGCAAAAGGCGAAATGCGCCTTCCCGCCGACACACGACGCCATGTTCAGTGATCGAAGGTAAATCTTCCCCTTCCACGTCTTATGATCGGGCGGATCAACAAACCTGTTGAAGGAAATCACGTTGCGGCTCTCCATTGGGAACATCAAATCCTCAGGATCTTCAGACCACTGAAGCAGCAACGTCATTTTCTCTTGAATCAACCACCAAACCGATGATACTTTGATGTAATCTCGGGTGTATCGGTGTCCGGCCTTTAGCTCGGCCATATCGAAGATCTGAGTCAGCGGAATGTCTTCATCAACGACGCCACGCACATTCAGTACGATATTGCGCGCAGCGTCGCCGATGAGTTTAGCTTGGATCAAGGCCTATCGCTCCTTAAAGGCTCCGATGAAGTCGAGCGTGAGCGTCTTCGCAGCCGCCGCACCTGCCTTGATGGCAGCGGTAAGGGCGAGGTTGGCGGTGGTCAGGGTCGGCGCGGTGATCCGCCCGACTGGTCCAACCACTGGTAGTGCAGGATAGTTCCCCGCATTGAGTGCTCCGGTTCCTGACTGCGGAATCCACCCAACCAACTGCGACCCTGCATACGCCAGAATATCGCCCTTTCTGGTGATGGTGAAGCCGAGGTCGATGTTCGTCGCATTGACCAAGGAATAGGCGGCGGTGTTGATCGCGAGTGTTGTAGCTGTACTCCCAATCACGCTTACAAGATTGAGTGTCTTCGCACCAGCGACCTTCTCGAAGTAGATTCCATCCGTCACTCCAGCAAAGGGCGTGGTGCCTGCGTTGCAAAGCCCAACAATCACATCACTCAGCGTCACATCGCTCATCCTAATTCGAGTGATGAACGCCAGCTTCTTGCCCAGCAACGTGCCCTGAGGCAGGGTCATGTTGGCGAACGGCCGCTGCATAACTTCTGTATCGTTGAGTGTTGCCGCAGTGGTGAAGACCACCACCCCTCCATCGCCAGCAGCAGCTGCTACGCCGCCGCTCGAGAGGCTGGTGATAGTCCACTCTCCAGTGTCTAGATATCCAGTGAAGTCATTGTAGTCACTCTGATAGAAGAACGGGTTCGGTACACCAATCTCTGACATCGGCCCAAAGGGCGGGTCGGTGGTATAGCCCCCAGGTAGGCGCTGAGGGCGCGGGGTGTTTGGTACTGCGGTCATGAAGTGCCTCCTTGGGCGATGTGATCATGATTCGTGATTGATAACATGATCATCACTGCCCATTAGAGCCCAAGATGCACCGCGGATCAGTGTTGCCCACGCTGAAGCGCAGGTACGTTCCCGCCAAGGCATTCTTCGTCGAGTAGTCGTTGTCCTGATCGAAGATAGGGCGGTTGCGCCAGAACATCGTCATCCCGTTCTCGCAGTTCGTTCGTACGAACCACGCGTGAGGGGCGGTGAAGTAGTGGTTAACAAAAGCACCCTTGGGGAAGGCATTCAGCGCCTTGATAGCGTTGATGTCATTATTCGCAGTACCGGGGTCGAGGATCGACTTGAGCAGTCGGGCCGCGTTGTAGACCTCGGGCACTGGAATATGCAAGCTCTGCGGAATGATGCTCACATACAGCCCACGATCGTTCTGAAGCTGCATCGCTTGGATGGTGATGTCTTCAAGCGAGGCTTCCATCAAGTCCACACCAGGGTTCAGGACGTTGCTGAACGTCCCGCCAGTGGTGTTGGGGTTGGCGGTTGAGCACAGCGACTGCCCATTGGCGTTGGTGTAGATGGCTCCAACGAAGGCATCGTTATAAGGCGCTGCCGCCACATTCTCCACTGTCTGGTTGATGCTAAACGCATTGCCCTTCGCGCGGTTCATCGACACCTTTTCGTAAAGATTGTCGTTGAGCTCTTCAAAGGTCACGATGTACCCAAGGCCATACGCAATATGCGTATAGGTGCTGATCGGCCCCTGGGTTTCATAGTCGTAGCTCATCGGCCCGCCTTCCTGCTTCACAGTAGCGAGTCCGAACGGGGTAACTTGAACGTCTTGCTCGTACGCCATCTCCGAGTCTTCTTCCTCGTAGAGATGGATGTACTCTTTCATGTGCTCGTTATACCGCTGTCCCCAGACAGCATGGACGCCAGGCCAGAGCAACTTTGGATGGCTGCCTGTAGTGATAATGCCTGCAATTGCCACTTAGTTATCCTCCGGTTACGGCGCCACAGGGCGCGACAGATACTGATGGTTCTGGATCAAGACCCACCACTTCTGTGCTCCACCGCCAGTGGCTGGGCTGGTGACGAAGTGGTTGTCGATTGACTGCTTCAGGCTGTAGAGCCGAAGATTGAGAGTGGCTGTGACGGCGGCAGCCGCCGTATCATCAACCTGCATGCCCGACACATACACCCCAGTGGCTGGAGCGGTGTAGATGATGTTGGCATTGAGGCCGACTGAGGCAGCGGCGAAGTTCGTCCCGGTGCCACCCTCTTGGATCTCGAAGATCACATTCGGGTCATCGACCACCGCTGCATAATATACAGCCACCGATGAGGCCGGACGATAAGTCTTGCTCAGATCATTATAGTTGATGTACGGTCCACCTGCACCTGCGGGGGAGCTATTTCCTAAGCCCACCGCCACCAACACCCCGCAAGCCGCCGCTCCGGCGGTACCGAGGGTAATCACCTGAAGTCCCGTCGCGGCATCGCCCGCGCCGGTCGCCTTTACCAGATCGCCTGGATAGAAGGCATTCGCGTCGCTCGCTGCGATCGCATACATGCTCACCTGACTGTTCCAGTTCGCCCCGTTAAGGTACTTAACAGGGCTCAGGCCAGCCGGCTTACTTTGATTAACAAAAGCCATCTAGGCTACTCCTTACTGGCCGTTTCGAGGAGAATAGGGCTGATGCGGCGCGAACGGCCTTTGCGCTACCCGCCGACCCCGGTTCAGAAGTGCCGGGCGGAAACTGCCCAGCTCGCCATCTTGCTTGCCGAATGCCGCTTTGACATAGCGGTTGCCGGCGATGAACTGAGGATGAAGTGGCTCGATTGGCTCTCCAGGGAAGATGGCGGACATGATCTCGGCGTTTCGCTGTTGCCGAGCTTCCATATCCTCAGCCCACCACTCTTCCTTCAGCTTCATGAACACGCCCCGCTTGTTGGTAGCGGTGTTGCCGATGACCGACACACACTCACCGAGGTCGGTGTTGCCACTAAGGTTCATGTTCTGTCCGACCCCGCGCTGGTTGAGGTGGATTTCAGACTCCTTGCACAGTTCCCAGCCCGCCTCCTTCGCCTCGCCCACACGGTCCTCGTGGAATACGTGGATGACGTAGCCGGGAATGGGGTCGCACTCGAAGCGTCGGCGGCCCATCGGCGACATCCGGCGGCGCTCCTTTCGCTCCTGACCTTCAGTGTTCTGCGAACCTTCATTCGCAGGCTGAGGCGTGTCTTTGGTGATTTCTTTCGGCTTGTCCATTAGTCAGGTACCTCCACAATTTGTACAGGAATCCCAG